TAAATCGCCTTCTGATAATTTTTGCTCGGCTGTGGCTTCATCTAAACCTATTTTATGATACTTTTCTTGCGTCGATGCCATAATTTCCTGTTCTTTTGCTAAATCTACGCGCGATCGTGCGTATTGCGCCATCATATCCGATTGTCGTTTTTCCGCATCACCTTGCGCTTGCGCTTGCTGTGCTTGAACTTGTTGTTGTTGCTCTGCTTCCATATCAGCAATAACTTGTTGCTTGTTTGTAATAACGGCGACATCCAAAATTGACTTGTTACTAATAGGTATACCAATTTCACGGAAATGTAAAAGCTGTTGTAATTCTGTTTGTCTTTGAGTCGCAGTATATGCGCCTTCCTCAACTTGTATTGTATATTTTAATGATTTTGAGGTAAAGAATCCCGGCTGAGGTTCTCTTCCTAAAATACGAGTCACTTTTGCTTTACTAAAGTTTTTCCTGATTGCTTCTAATCTAATTTTACCATAAAGTCTTTGTGTATAATCGGCTTTATCAAATATTGTTTGAAGCGTTGTAAGACCCGCTCCCTGTCGTAACATCGATAAAATTCCCGCTTTATCATCAGTAGCACTTCCCAATAGCTCTTCATTAATTCCACTAATTTTCTGGATGTCTTCGGAAAGTGTGCGAGACAACTCTAACATAGACATGGGTATATCTGGAGCTTGTATTCTCTGTATTTCACTTGGTAAATGACCCGCCTTTAATGGTACTAAAAATCCTTGTCCAGATTGTCTAAACGCTTTAGGATCCACGACAGCATCCACAGGATAAATCCAACCCGAATTAATTTGAGATTGTAATATGTCCATCTCAATGACTTTACGCATATTATATAAATATTGTGCATCTCGTAATCCTCTAACAATACCCTGTAAACGCCAAGCATATGATTGTATATCTGGCTCGTGATAACATAACATTGGCACCATCGGATAATTATCGATACCTAGTTGATTTGGCCCGTGATATTGAACTCTACCGCCTAAACAAATGCCCATTTTAACAGTTGGAATTTGAATTGTTTTTTCTTGCAACCACGGTTGAAACATCATCACTTGCTTTAGCTCTTCATCGTCCCCATCCCATTCCATCGATTCGTCAGTAATCGGATCAATAATCATTTTTGCCGGACGCGTTGTTCGATAATAAAATTCGTCGTATGCAAAGAGTCTATTAGTATCTAAATTAATAAGCTCTGCTTGTAAAGGAAATCGACCATCTTTTAAGCCAGATGGTTGTAATTTATCGATATCTTTATCTCGAGTAGGAAGTAGCGCCTTAGCTTGCGTTTTATTAACCCATCGACGTCGCCACATAAAACCACAATCTGTCATATCCATTTTGCGAAAATATGGATCAATTAGAATGTTATTGTATGATACTTGGTCAGTAGAAAGATCTCCGGAAATAGGATCGAGAGTGTAATCCATATAGAGATGCAACATACACAAACCAGTATCAACAGAATTACCAAATGCTTGACTGAAATATTCTTGGAAACCATCACGATTCTCGCACCACTTGAGAACTTCTGAATAATCATCTGCAAGGGCGTCACCTTGATGAATTGGCAAAGCTATTGTTGATTTACGATTACGACGTTGATAACCGCAAATCATATTGCATTGACGCATAATCAAATTAAAAAAGAACCGTCGCGCTTGATAATATTGATTATCACCGTAAATCATCGACCATAAAGATTGATCACCGGCTTTAAAACGCTTATCAATTGATCCTTGTTGCCAAAATGCCGCATTAGCCGGATATGATGACGTATAATAATGCGCCATCATCTGCTTTAAATTTTTTGCATCGACATCCGAATCATCAAGATAAAATCCGCTAACTTCGCTATCGTAAGATCCCATGCATTACCAATATAAATATTTAACTTTACTTTATCAGATTAAATATTTACTTTCTAGTAGCTTTATTTGTTTTCGAACAGCATGATTTTGTTTTGCTGTATTTATTTTTTCTAAATATTTGACCACATTTTTGACATATAGCATCAACGTCATCTAACTTTTCTTTTCTTCTCCAAGCTGATTTGCAAGCATTAGAACAAAAACGTGTTGCACCCTTACCTTTGAGTTTACTTTGATAATCTTTTGTGCAATATTGACATTTATAATCAATTAAAGGCCCATTACCAAAATTGCATCGAATTGCATGCAATTTATGCCATGCTTTACCTTCTGGGCTTGCATGCCATGCTTTTGTCATATGTCTTATTTTGTCACAATTTTCTTTTGTTTTTTGTTTGATCTTTGGATCTTTCATTCTTTCATGACAATGTAATGCTAAACGCTCCGCTTCATGCATGATATTTAAGTTATCAAAAGTGTTATTAGATTTATCTCCATCTTTATGATGAATGTGCATTCCTTTAGGTACTTTTCCATGATAATGATTCCAAACCCAAACATGCGCTCTCACTTTTGGCATCGTTGTAGATATCCAGTATCCTGTTTTTTTATCTTGATAAAATTTTTTTCCGAAATGTTCTTGATGATCTGTCATTATATGCCCCTATTAAGATATCTCGTTATATCTTATATTGGATATTCAATATAATGCTACATATAACTGCAACCACTTTGGTTAAATCCTAAAAAATCATTAAAACCGTAGACTTCTTTACGTATTTGATCTATACTTTTGTTAGTATCTACTAAACCTTCTAGACCATGCTTAAATACTGATGCGATGAGATACCGTGCGGAATCTACTGCGTGATCATTCTTTTTAATTGGCTTATCTTCACCCTTTGCGGCCGCTGAAGGACACCATGCATAAGATTGACATTGTTCAATTAAATTTTTACAATTTTTATGAATAATTAAATTTTTTCCAGAAATATATTGAGCCATTGAACGAATACCAAAAAGAACATCATTATTTGCATCTAAAACAGGAATATCTAAATTTCTTAATTCCAATTTTAAAGACGCTGCTGCTGGATCAACATATAAAGCTGTAATTGGTGTGTAACCTAAAAATTCTTTTATATCATTTGCTAATTCACGATCTGTTTTCGATCTTCCATATTTTGCGCTGTCAAAATAATATTCTTTTTCAATTCTTATTTGAGGCCACATATTAGGCGTTATGGCTGCTATATGGCATGAAGTTGGGTTTATTGTACCATAGTCCAAACCAGCAACATAAAAACTAGGTGAAGGATAATCTTTATCATATACATTTAAAGGACACCAGCTATCAAATATTGCTCCAGTAGCTAATGCCCATTCACCTAAAATATATCTTTGATAAAATACACCTGTAAAGGAAGATTTAATAGCTTTTTTATATGCTTCATCTAAGACAGGATTGTCATCTAGATTAAATTGCCATGAAATAAGATCATGAACATTTGATCTATCAAGATATTCTTTTTTTATAAAATGAGATGGACCTTCAGGGTTGCAAGTTGCTAGTAATTGCGCACCGGGAACAGATAAACGAGTTTCTAACATCTTCCAAAACGGTTCGGGTATACACGTACATTCGTCCACGTATGCCAAAGAAAGTGTGGCACCTTGAATAGTTGTCACTGCTGATATATCTGGAGCGCCTATTATATAAACTCTTCTACCATACAATTCAACTTTATTTGTCATTTGTGAAGGACAAGGAAAGCCTAATAAATCATATAAAGATGTTATTACGTTTCGATGTATTGATGATCTATTAACCCCTATAATCATCGCATCACCTTTAGGGCCATTCTTTAATAAATCTATAAATTTATGTATAGATGCAAATGTTTTACCAGATCTAACAGCACCCACCCATATATTGAACCGGTGTGTCGCTTCGCAGAAGCTCTTCGCTTGTTTGGGGCTTACATTCATTTAATTTTGTCTCAAGTTCTAGGATACGATTTTTTAATTTCATATTATCATGCTGTACGGCAAGATATAATTCATTTGGAGGAGTCTGTTCTTTAACTTCACCATCTCTTTGATTTAAACGATTTTTACCAAGCCAAACCATCATAGTATTATCACCCGATAATGCCTTTGCATATTGTCTAGCACGTAATAATGCATCACCTTTAGATTGCTTTTGTTGTTTATACTCTGTAAAACCCATCCCAAACTCAAGTTGTACGCGATTATAAAAAGTATCAGGATGCATGGAAAAATACGCAGCGATTTCAGTTCCTAAACATCCAGCAACAAGCAATTCATCAACTTTTTTCCAATCGATAGGAGTATGAGGTCTAGACATTTACAATTCCTTTCCGCAATGAGGGCATAACTTACATTTTTTAGCTTTTGAGGATTGATCTTCATCATCTTCATTTATAATTTGTTCAATATCAATGTCAGGAAAATCAGACATAGAAAATCCCCAATTAATAAGATCATTCATATCCCATTCATTAGCTAATATATCCCAATCCCAATCGCCGTTGTTTTTATTAAGACGTATATTAAGCTCGTCTACATCGTTTTCACTCAACAATCTGTCTGGCACCCAACACTCAATCTCGGTTAACCCAGACTCTTTTAAAATGCGTTTACGTTGATGACCACCAATCAATGTACCATCACAATTTACAATTGGTTTATCAATCAAACCAAATTTATCTATTGATTTTTTTAGATGGGAAGCTTGATCTTTTGTAAGTTGTCTTGGATTTTTGGGATGATCTTTGAGATCATTAATTTTTCGTGTTTCTAATTTCCATTTAATCATATTTGCCTGATCGTTATATTTTTTAGTATGACAAATCGGGTAAATATTTTTCAATTAATTTATTTTGTTATTTATGAAAGTTTTTTGTTATATTTTTTATTTTTCTTACATTGACAATACATCTATATTTGTGTTATATTTTTATACATAACAGGGAGAATCTATGAAAACAAAATTTTTACATGATGAATTGTTGTTAAATCCAGAAAACAATCAGTATTACATAAATAATTTTGACCTAGTTGGCACTTTATGTTTTTTAAATGAAATTTTTGGTGCATTAAAATACCATGGCTGTTTAGAAAATACGCAAGTACAAAGATTATGTGAAGACGCGATTAAGATATTGAATCGGGACTATAATATTGTTGATAATCCTGTCCGGGAATACGATAAAACATCGCATAAAACTATTGATCATTGTTTTGTATCCGACGAATACAGCAATTGGAATAATTTATATCATCAAGAGGATTTTTTTATAATAATTGATGAAATGTGCTACATGCTGAATGTTTTATATAACGAATTCGAAAATATTTACATTGCTGATCGAGCAAAAGTTAAAAGAGATATTGCATATATGAAAGAATTTATCAGTTAAAATGTGGGGGTAAAACCCCCACACCGAGAAACAGAAAATTACAGCCCTTTGTCAATCAATATGCTAGAAAACATGTCACGAAACAGATCGATTAAATTTTCCGTCGGAAAAAGATCGGTCGGAACATATCCTTCTTCATTCTCGTGACGTTTGTTTTCAGCATTTAATACTTCGTGATAAGAAAGCATTTCATCATAAAACTTTTGAATTGATGCATATAATTGAGCTAACGTTAGATCATCGCTTCGCTGAAATTCAAATCCGTTTAACATTCTACATCCCTTTTTGCTTCTTTTAATGTGATTATAATTTTTTCTGTCTCAGAATAGATTTTTTTGGCTGATAAATCAACTACTTTCTTGTCGTCATCAAATAAAATCTCTTGCATCACATCTAAATAAAATTTAACTAAATTATCAATGTCCGGGCGTTTTGAGTTAAAATGTGCGTTTGATCTATTTTTTTTAAAAGGGTACTTAAAACAAAATACGAAATCTATCGATAAATATTCAATCGCGCGAATAGCAAACTTATCTTCAACTTTATACGCTAATTGAGATAAAATCTGTTTAACTGCTTCAGCTTTTTGACTTATTGACGGATCATAACAAACGATCCTGCCGTCTCGAATAAGCGATCGATGACGTTGCAATGCTTGCGGTTTACCGTCAAGTATCAGGGTTAATTCACTCATTCGGTACTTGTCGGCATTTATTATGTACACATGCGCCGACTTCTACCCTTCCACGAAAGTAAGATGAGCAGCCGGTCAATACGAGTGCTAAAATTAACATTGATGTTATAATTTTCACATGTCACCTATATGGTTTTTTTTAAATTTAC